ATCAAATGTATTATGCTCGTGTGAAAAAACCAGAATTGTTTTTAATGGGTCAAGTTGAACAAATGGAACTGTATACTCTTTAAGAAATTCGCGTTCTTCTGCCAAAGCAGCATCATCATTATACTTGGTATCTTCTAATAATTTGGTTTTAAATGCAAATGTACCCGCTGTAGCATGGTTTGGTCCATATGGACCTGCTTGAATCATTTTGTTCATAGTTTTGAAATACAAATATATTTCACTGGTTCCACCACACATTACTTTATCATCTTTGAGTAACATTTCAACAGAATGAGATACACGTTCTGGTGGGTAATAATCATCATCGTCCATATAAACGATAATAGAACCTTTCACATGTTTATGCATATAATTACGTTTTGCACCCAATGCAAGTTTTGTATCAAGTTCAAAATACCGAATTTGTGGAATATTGGAAGTTTCAATTAAGTCCTTAATTTTGTCGGTTCCATCATCAACAATGATCCATTCCATACGATGTTTTGGATAATCTTGATTTTTAAAACATTCAAACATGGTTTTTATAAAAGGACGTCGGTTGAATGTGGGTGTACATATAGAAACAAAAGGATATTTTTTGTTATATGCGTTTTTATCATTCTTTTTAGTCATAGTTATAATATGTAAACTTATTTATTTATATTTATCCGTACGTAATTACTTTTATAAACAAATGTGTTTATAAAAAAATATTTTTACAATGTTTATTTGGTAAGATAGAGAACCTGGTATATTTTTAAAATTTATATTATAAATGTCATTCATTAAGAGGGTTTTGTGTTGTTGTACCTAAAGAACTACTATCAGAATTATTTGTTTTATTCAATTCAAAATGTCTAATAACACTGGTTATAACCATGACTATACTGGCAACACTTATTGCTGCACTAAAGAAATTTAAAGGCAATTTGTTAGGAGCAAGAGAAGACATATTGATAGCGAGTGAAACGGTTATAATAACCAGCATAATGGTGTAAATAATTTTAAGTAAATGTTCTTTGAAATATTCTAAAAATGTAAAAATAATAGATAAAAATGAGTATAATAATGCTAATAAATTATTGGAGTTACATAAATCTATTTCTTCAAATCCAGCTTTAGAAGAACGAATATGTTTATCAATATCGTTTACAGATGTCATACCGAAAAGAACAGACGAAATAGACCATTTTCCCCATGTCAAACGTGAAAAGAAAGACATATATATTAAATATAATCCACAGCCAATCGCACCCACAGGAACACTAACCAAAAATGTTATAATAAAGCGGAAAATAAATTTCAATAATGTAAACACCCACCCACCTGGACTCATGAATGAAATAATATTATTAATATCAGAAATCGGGTTACCAGATGATTTGAGTGTGAACATAGAATGGAAAAATAAAATTAATACAATTAAAACCATAAAATTAATAAGCATATTGCCAGTAGGGTTTGTAAATAATTTAACAAAAAAGTTTTTAAATGATATTGCAAAATTTTTGGTACAATATAGACAAACAAAATACAACAGTAAAAAATTACAAGTGCCATTAAGAAACCCCGATGTTTTGGGTACGATTTTTAATAATATCCAATCTAACATTTCAGGAAACCAAAAAGCAAACTCAAATATATATAAAAAAGTGCCAATAAATGCACCTGGATTACCTTTTTCATCTTTACTCCATTCTATTAATGAATCTTTGGAAAAAGATGGTATTTCAATATTATTACGTATATCTTTTGCAAAATAAATAGCGAAATACCAATTATAAACCATAATTGAACTAACAAATGCACATTCTAACCATACAATAGAATTTCGTACTAAAACAATATCAGTTTTTCTTGCATCTGAATTTTTATTATAAGTTTTATTTTCGCCAACAAGAAGTTCTGCCAAATAGGTATTATAGGAATTGATATAATCATACAATTGAGTGATTTTGTCTGTCATGTGTATTTTGCTTTTTGTGCGTTTCATGTCTTTATGTTTATCAATCCCTTCATATTCATGGTCTTCAAATTTTTCAACAATCTGTTCTGTACCAAATAAAAGTTGTTTTATATGTTGAATCGTAGTCAGTTTTGGGTCATCATTTGTAGTATTATCGGTAAAGTTCTCAGTATCATCTTGTATGGGTGCATTATTTGTTAATATGTCAATTTCTTTTATTTTATTGTAATTATTTTTCATTTTCATTTTCTTTTTTTTAATTTTTTTTAACTTATGAATCATATGTGTACTTTGAAAATCATGAGTATCGTCAACATTATTATTGCTAAAAGACCTTTTTGAATCAGGTTTTTTATTTATAATTTCTATATTGTTTTGATTATCTATATTATCTATATTATCTATATTATCTGGATTATTTTCCATAAGGTGTAGTCGTATATATAATAACAATTATATATATTCCGTTATTTTACACTCAAAATACGAAAGATGAGCTACAAAAACTGTAAAAGAATTAATATTGTATAATGATACATGCTGTATTATCTTGAATATAACATACCACAATTCCCACCGATAAATGATAAAATATTATAACGTTCTTCAAATAATGTTAAATTATAATTATATTCAAATAATCTCCAGTTTGATTTACGAACACCGATGGGTTCGCCTAATTCGGCGTCGCAAACAATATCATAACTTGAATTTACATAATCAATCGTAGGAGAATACGTATTAATTTCTAATTCAATAGACTTAAATTTGCTTAAGTTGATTGCGCCAGTTGGTTGATATTCAAAAGGACTGGTGTTTAAACAAAAGTTATAACAATATAAACCTTCAGTAGCCGCTCCTCCTGTGCGTGTATATTTTTCTACAAAGTCATAAACTCCTCTGGTTAATGTATTTTCTCTATACTCACCGTTTAATAAAATCCCCATGGTTTCTAAGATTTCTTTACGGTTTTCATTGTGATAAACGCCAGTGATGGCAATACCGCTATTTTGGAACGTAGTTGGGTGTACGCCAATTCCATATGATAAGTCCAATTCCATACCAAGTAAGGGTTCATTCGGAGCTAATGTAATATTAGATGGTAATTTATCATATGGCCAGTTGGTATAGTTGCTCCATTCATTGCGTAGATTTACATCATTGCGTTGTAAGAACCACATCCAGCTGGAAATCATCCCGTTTGAATTGATTTTGATACGTTTTGAACCAGTAACATTTTCCGTTTTATGTTCAAAAACATCTTTAACCAAATAAACATGGTCTTCAGCTGCAAATAACTGAGTTTCTTCTTTAGATAAAAAACAATAGGTAGATAATAAATGAATATCTGCATTCCACGTTGAAAATGTATTATCATAATCAGACATATCAATAAATCCAGTAGGAGGTGTTTGTAAGTACCGATACATTTGGAATCTGTTTTCATTGAAATCGGGTTGTATATAGGGATAATTATACTCATTGTCAAAAACATCTCGCACTTGGAATAATTCTTGAATAGGTCGCATAGTAACTGACACAACTAACTCGTTGTATTGAAGTGCAATTAATGGAAATGCACATGTGCTGTTTAATGTAAACCATGTATTAATAGGTATATACAAGTTACGTCCACGGATAGAAGGTTCAGCGCCAGTAGGGTCAGGCGTGAATGATGCAGATGGATATGTATTATTTCGTCCATGTGCATATGCAGGGTCATTTAATTCAGTAATATTTCCAGTCATATTGTTAAATAACTCTTTTTTCTCGGCTGAAAAATCACGGTCTACCATTGCTGCCATATATTCACCGCTATAACGTTGTAAAGTCAATGACCCACATGTTATAGTGATTTCTTTAATCATATGGGTTCCAATATTTTTAATCCATTTAAAATCATAAGGAGCCCATTTATATCCAGTTAGTTCACTTGGTGGATATATAGGGCTCCATATATCAGGTAATGCAACGACGATATATGTGTCCATTAATAGGTCTGCATAGCGAGGAATTTTAAATGTAAATGTAGACTGTTCTGTTCTACGTAAATCACGTTGTCCATCGTAATCAATCCTGAATTTTTGTAATCCAAAATTGCTGTATTTTGCATAAGTTGCTTTGAAAAATGTTTTGCAAGGGTTACCTGTTAAAAAAGCATTATTAGCACCGACCGCAACTATATTTAGTAATCCACCTGCCATTGAATAAGTTATATACTATATTTTTATTATATTTGTTTATATATACATAAAATATAAAGATGATAAATAATTTTCATTTGACTTTACTGATTATTGCTATAATATTAATAGTATATCTGTTATATAATTTGAAATACAAACGCCGTATAATAATGAATAATTTAAATTCAAAAACGATGGAGGGGTTTGAACAAAAAGATGTAGCAATCCAAGAAAGTACGGACGTAGTAGCTAAATACAACCGATTTAATAATATTCAAAGTATAAAAAGTAAATTTACAAATATGCCCCTCCATGAATATTGTATAAAGTCATCTTATAATTCAGCATGTAGTGGTGATTATGTAAGTGCTAATATGGTTAAAGAAGTAATAAAGCGTGGGTGTCGTTTTCTTGATTTTGAAGTATTTTACATAAAAGAAAATAATATATACAAACCCAAGGTGGCAATTTCAAGTGATAAAACATTTATGTTATTAGATAGTAAAAACAGTATATTATTGGATAAAGTATTATCAACTGTTGCAACAACTGCATTTTCCCAAAATTCTCCCAATAATAAGGACCCTATTTTTATCAATTTACGTATTAAATCCAGAGATTCTAATATATATCAAGCGGTAGCAAGGTCGATCGATGCAAATTTGAAATCAATAGCATATGATGGTAATATCACAAATAAAACTCTATTACAAGATGTAATGGGAAAAGCAATTATAATAATAGATAAAACAGTGGAATATGATTATAAACAATATACCAGTTGTAATGACGGAGATACAAATTGTTATGATTTAACAAAGTATATGAATCTTGAAAGTGGTAGCGAATATTTGAATTTGCATCGTTATACAGATTTACTAAATCATGCAAATAAACCGGTATTGTTAAAAGATGATAATATTCATACATCAGCAGTTAATATGAAAATGGCAGTGCCAGATGCTGTATTAAATGCAGAAAACCCTTCTTTCACTGAATTTGTATTAAAGCACGGGTGTCAAAATGTATTATATCAATTTCAAACCGTGGATAATAATCTAAAAAATTACGAGGAATTTTT